CCTGTTAATTCTTTGGTGTAGTTGCTCATGGTTTAGATTTCCTTTGCGTTGAAAGTGGTTAAAACTAATTTTTTGAATGTGACAAATTGCTGGCGCGCCTCGCGCTTTGCGGTTGCCTCTTTTAATTTTTGATCGTGTAACGTGCGCTTGATGGCTAAAAAGTAGCAATCTTTCCGCGCGCTCTTTTGAATCAGCTGGTTCATCTGTTCGCCCCCTGTAAACGTGAAAAGTATTGCGCAATGAGTAGCGCCTCGGCTGTTCGCTGGTCATGGCTGGCTTGCTTTTGCGCCAATTGATGCGCCCGCCTAATTTCCCAATGCTGGCGCATGATTTCCGCGCGCGTTTTCATAGGTCGCCCCGCTCTATCCACTCCGCGCCAATGACGGACGGGAAAAACTCCCGCGCATAGGTTGAGTCGTCCAGCTGGATATATACGCGCCCCGTGCTGGCTGGCTTGTGTGGCTGTTGGATGCCCAAAAGGGTAGCGCGCTCACCCCTAAAGGTTTCCACGATGTCGCCCAGCATCGCGGGCGCGCCTGTGTTGGTGTAAATAAGTTTCATAATTGCGCCCCCTCGGTTAGATAGTCGCAAAAGTCCTGAGCCTCTTTTTCGCTGTCGAACCATTCATTCTGAGCGACGTCGTTATTTTCGTGGTCATATACATACCATGTATTTAACTCTTCCCCCGTGTCTTGCTCTTGCATAACTTGGAAACGTTCCATTAGATAAACTCCTCATTTTTGATAAAAAGAAAAACGCCGATTGAAAACTCAACGGCGCCGATGATAAAATTCGCCCATATGGCGGTCAGGTTGTCAGGCGTTGCCATGATGAGCGCAACACAAGCCACAAGATGCACAAGCCCCATTTTGATAAACATTAAAAAGCCTCCACTAAAGAATCCAAGCCAAAAGCCATGCCCGAAGAACTAACAAGCCCACGGGGTACGGTTTCAACAATTGCCAAAACTGATGTGACCTGATGCCCCGTCTTGAGAATCATTTTTTTAGCCTGTGCGAATGTTGGCATTTTTTTAAACTCGCCCACGTAGGCGTAAGACATGCCCTTATCGGTCAATGTAATAATTGTGAATGTCTGCATAATTAAACCCCCGCCCATGCTTTAGCGTTGTCCAAAAATCTAAAAGTTTCACACTCCCAAACGCCTTGAAATCTTCTTGATGCCTTGTAAACCGTGCCACCTGAGAGAGTTTTAACCTCCCAAACATGTCCGTCTGTTGCTAGTGAGTAATTTGTTTTCATCGTTTAACCCCTTTATATATAAGGCTCTAAGCCGTTCACACCTGATAAAAAAAACATACAACACCTATATGATGCCCGCTTTCATGTGTGACTGCAAGCCCCTATGATTTAGTCGGGTATTAAGCTCTCCAGTGATGCGGAAAAGCCCGCCAATATCTCACTGGTTCAGCTGGTCATATGATGGATATATGAGGGGTAAATACTCCCGCGCCCTCGATTGTGGATTTTTGCGCCGTGATGCTTTCCCGTGTATCTTTTCCACATTCGCGTTTTGTTCCCGTCCAGCTGGATAGAATGAGGCGCTCACTACTAACCAAAAAGCGCGCATACTTTCACATATGGCAAAACTTACACGTAAGCAGATAAGAGAGGGATTAAACACAGTCCCGATGGATGCACTCATCCTAGGAGTCAAGACCTCCGACAAGCTAACACCCAAACAACGCGAATTCGCCCGCAATGTTGCAATGGGTAAAACTAAAGCCCAAGCATATAGAGAGAGCTATAACACTGAGGCAAGTCCTAACGTAGTAGGAACTGAGGCATCAAGGCTTAGTCTTCGCCCTGATATAGCACTAGAGATAGAGGCGTACAGGGAGGCAATAGAGGCAGAGAAATATCGAAACCCCGCTCAATTGAGGGCGCTCGTTATCCATCAGCTGACCAAGATGGCACTCAATACCAAGGTGAACGACGCCCAGCGCATCAAATCGCTAGAACTTTTGGGCAAGGTCGCAGAAGTTGGCGCGTTCATCGACAGAAAAGAAACCACAGTCATAAACCACAGCACGGACATACGCGCGCGCCTCATGGCTCAGCTCAAGACCATCACAGCTGGGAGTGTGACAGACGTAAACGATACCAGCGCGGACTCTCTGCTAGAAGAGATAAGGCAAGGGGCGCCCCTAGAAAATCCACAGGATGAAGACCCCACCGAGGGGGCACCACCCGAAACCGCCACCCAATTACAGGATACATATACGCATAGTATTCCACTCACTCAATCACAGTCCCAAACCAATGTTAGTGACCACTCCGTGAAATCGGACTCGCAAGATGTTGATTTTACACAGGAAAAAAACTGTACTGAAACAAGTTACAGTACTCCACAGGAAAACACCCCCCATGATGATTCCAAAACAGAAGGGGTGGGGGTAGTAAAAAATTCAGAAAGTGATAAGTCGGAGTCCGGCAAAACACCCCCCGTCAATAATTGGAAAGCAAAGGGGTAGGGGGTATGACGCCACGCCAAAAAGAAATCTTCTTAGTGATTGATGAATGGTGGATCAAGTATGGGTTTGGTCCGTCGATCGATGACATCATGTATATAACTGGGGATCGGAGTAGAGGGAATGTCCATAGGATCATTGGATGTTTATGTAAGATTGGGGCATGTAAGAAGGTGAAGGATCGAGCGCGCAGTGTGCGGCCGACTTACGTTAAATTTAAGAATATAGAATAGACATGGTTTATTACGTTCTTTTTTGGTATTCAATCTTAACGATGATAGTGATCGTAGAAATAGCGATATGGATTTAACAGAGATTGCAAAGACGATAGAACAGTTACCTCCTCATGAGCAGGAGGAGTTGATGCGCATGGTTTCAGACTATGAGGCTAGTTTAAAGCGCGAACAAGCTCAGACTGATTTCTTAAGATTTGCCCATGAGATGTGGCCAGGATTTATCGACGGCCGTCATCATAGAGTTATGGCGAAGAAGTTCCAAGAGATCGCAGAAGGTAAAGTAAAACGTTTAATCATTAATATGCCGCCGCGACATACAAAGTCAGAGTTTGCCAGTTATATGCTCCCAGCATGGTATCTAGGTAAATTCCCTAATAAGAAGATTATTCAGTGTTCAAACACAGCTGAACTAGCGGTAGGCTTTGGACGTAAGGTACGTAACTTGGTAGGCAGTGAGGTTTACTCTAGGATTTTCCCTAATGTGCATTTGAAGTCAGACTCAAAAGCGGCGGGGCGCTGGGCGACCAGTGGTGGAGGAGACTACTTCGCTATTGGTGTTGGGGGAACTGTTACTGGTAAAGGTGCGGATCTACTGATTATTGACGATCCTCACTCAGAACAAGAGGCTGCTTTGGCGTCTGTTGATCCATCGGTGTTTGATAAGGTGTATGAATGGTATACATCTGGTCCACGTCAGCGTTTACAGCCGGGCGGATCGATCATTGTGGTTATGACGCGGTGGTCTAAGAGAGATTTGACAGGAAAAATCCTCCAGGCCGCGATAGAAAGAGATGGCGAAGAGTGGGAAATCATTGACTTTCCAGCCATTTTACCGTCTGGCAACCCACTTTGGCCTGAGTTTTGGCCCTTAGTTGAACTAGAGGCGCTGAGAAATGAACTTCCGTTGTCTAAATGGAACGCTCAGTACATGCAACAGCCCACTTCTGAGTCTGGGGCGATTGTTAAGAGGGAGTGGTGGAAGGAGTGGGAGGATGAAGATCCGCCAAGATGCGAGTTTGTCATTCAATCATGGGATACGGCGTTCACCAAAAACGAAAGATCAGACTATTCTGCGTGTACGACATGGGGAGTCTTCTATTTGAACGAGAATCCCGATGATGCCCACGTTATTTTGCTAGACGCGTTCAAAAGACGCATGGAATTTCCAGAGTTAAAGGAAGTTGCCTACAAACATTACATGGAATATGAGCCAGATGCGTTCATTGTCGAGGCAAAAGCTTCAGGTGCGCCGTTAATATATGAATTAAGAAACATGGGAATACCTGTTCAAGAGTTTACACCGACAAGGGGCAATGATAAGATAGCTCGTATTAACGCTGTATCTGATTTATTCGCTTCGGGGAAAGTTTGGGCGCCGCGGACAAGATGGGCTGAGGAAGTGATTGAGGAAATGGCTGCTTTTCCAAATTCTGATCACGATGACTTAGTTGACTCATCAACGCAAGCGCTGATTAGGTTCCGCAAAGGTGGATTTATCAAGTTAGAATCTGACGAAAAGGATGAGATAGTCTCATTCAGACGCAAAGCTGCATACTATTAAGGATATATATGGCTATCGAAAAAAGTTTATATCAAGCCCCTCAAGGAATAGAGGATTTAATGGACGATGTTCCTGAAATCGAAATTGAAATTGAGGATCCTGAATCAGTCAGTATTGGCATTGATGGACTTGAAATCGAGATAGGCAAAGAAGAAGAAAGCGACGAAGAGTTTTCAGCAAACTTAGCTGACTACATGTCTGAAGGTGAATTAGCAGAGTTAGCTGGTGATTTAATCGGGGAATTCGAAGAAGATATCAGCTCACGCAAAGACTGGATACAAACATACGTTGACGGCTTAGAGTTGTTGGGTATGAAAATTGAAGAGCGCACAGAACCATGGGAAGGCGCATGCGGTGTATACCACCCGCTACTATCAGAGGCTCTAGTTAAGTTCCAAGCTGAGACAGTTATGGAAACATTGCCGGCATCTGGCCCAGTAAAAACCCAGATTATTGGTAAAGAAACTCAAGAGAAAAAAGAAGCAGCTGCTCGAGTTCAAGATGACATGAACTATCAGATTACTGATGTGATGGTTGAGTATCGTCCTGAGCATGAGCGCATGTGTTGGGGGCTTGGTTTATCTGGTAACGCCTTTAAAAAGGTTTACTTTGATCCTGGCATGAATCGTCAGGTATCCATCTTTATCCCAGCAGAAGACTTGGTTGTTCCTTATGGCGCATCAAACCTAGAGTCTTCACCACGCGTGACTCATATCATGCGCAAGACTGAAAATGAAGTTAGAAGATTGCAGTCTTCAGGATTCTATAGAGATGTTGACCTTGAAACTCCAGACGGGTCTTTAGATGAAGTAGAGAAGAAGATTGCAGAAAAGATGGGCTTCAGTGCTACCACTGATGACCGTTATAAGTTATTGGAAATGCACGTTGACCTAGATCTTCCAGGATATGAAGATGATGATGGCATTGCATTACCTTATGTTGTGACCATTGAAAAAGGCACACAGACCATTCTTTCAATCCGTCGCAACTGGCGCCCAGAAGACAAAACTAAACAGAAGCGTAACCACTTTGTCCATTATGGATACGTACCAGGATTCGGTTTCTATTGTTTTGGCTTAATCCATTTAGTTGGTGCCTTTGCTAAGTCTGGTACTTCTATCATCCGTCAGCTTGTGGACGCTGGTACTTTGTCTAACTTGCCAGGCGGCTTCAAAGCTCGTGGCTTAAGAATCAAAGGCGATGACACCCCTATTTCTCCAGGAGAGTTCCGTGACGTAGACGTACCAAGTGGCGTTATTAAAGATAACGTTATGACTCTTCCATACAAAGAACCAAGCCAAGTGTTGTATAGCTTGCTAGGTACTATTGTTGAAGAAGGTCGCCGTTTTGCCTCTGCCGCTGACATGAAGATTAGCGACATGAGTTCACAGGCACCAGTCGGCACAACATTAGCTATCTTGGAAAGAACCTTGAAAGTGATGTCTGCTGTTCAGGCGCGCGTCCACTATTCAATGAAGCAAGAGTTAAAACTTCTTAAAGAAATCATCCGTGATTACACGCCAGAAGAATACAACTATGAGCCAGTAGAAGGTGATCGTTTTGCTAAGCAGTCTGACTATGACTTGGTTTCAGTCATTCCAGTCTCTGATCCAAACGCAGCAACGATGGCTCAGAAGATTGTTCAGTATCAGGCTGTATTGCAGTTGGCACAAAGCGCGCCACAGCTATACGACATGGCTCAGTTACACCGTCAGATGTTGGATGTTTTAGGAGTGAAGAACGCATCAAAGCTGGTGGCTCTTAAAGAAGACCAGAAACCAAAAGATCCTATCTCAGAGAACATGGATGTATTGAACAGCCAGCCAGTCAAAGCGTTCATGTATCAGGACCAAGATGCCCATATTGTTGCGCATCAGACATTCTTGCAAGACCCAAAAACAGCTCAGATTATTGGGCAGAATCCAAACGCAAGCCAGATTACAGCAGCCATGCACGCGCATATTGCTGAACACTTTGGCTTTAAGTATCGTCAAATGGTTGAACAGCAAATGGGCGCTCCATTGCCTAAACCAAATGAAGAGATACCAGAGGAGTATGAAGTACAGATATCTCGTTTAGTGGCGCAAGCTTCTCAACAGGTATTAGCGGCCAA